CCAAATCTGGATTACTATATTATGCTAATATATATAAAAATGATTCAAAAAATGTAATTGATGACCAAATACCACATTGGTTTCTACCATTTTATTTATTATTCAATTATATAATACCGAATTTAGTGTGTGTTATCTTAAATTTTAAAGATATTTATAGTAAAATAATGGATGAATTAAATTTAAAAACATTTGATATAAATTCTACAAATACTTATTTACATTATTGTGTAATCGAGCATATTAGAATTTTTAATATAGTTAATATTAATATGCAAAGAACTGTAAAAAAAGATATGATATATCATGGTATTAAATTAAAAAAAGGTGAACAATTATTTATTCTCTTTTCTGGATTACTAAGAGATAGAAATATCTTCTATAACCCCGACTATTATATACCTGAAAGATGGATAGGCTCAGATAAAGATAAACAAGATATAGTATTTGGTTTAGGACCACAACAATGCCCTAGTAAAAAAATAACTCCAGTATTTTATAAAAGTATTTTGGTACATCTATTAAAAAATTATAAGTATAATAAAATAGAACCAAAATTAACTAATAAAAAATTATTTTTTATTAATCCATACAATATAAAATTATATTTACAGCAAAAAGAGTCATAAGTATTAAGTTAGATAGTTTTCTATATTATAAATTACAACATTCCATGTTAATAAATATAAAATAATCATCATACCGAAATATTTATACCATTGTTTTTTTGAAAACTTGTATTTTTGTGTTGCATAACTATAACTAATAATAATTAAGTATGATATAATAGAAATAACTAAAAACCGTTGTTTGATTGATAAACCAAATTTATTTGCTATAAACAATGAAATAACATTCCATAATCCAAACCAAAGTGGTGCTATTAAAGTGTAGTCATTATATGCATAATTTTTTGTTTTTATTGTATTAACTATAATATAAAATAATATAATCACTGGAAAAGAACTACCTATAATAAATTGTTTCAAGTATTTCATAATATAATATATTATATTATATTAATGAATTATTATTTAGTTCTTCTTATTATAATAATACTTTATAAACTTTTACAAAAAATATCTAGTATAGAAGTGTATAAAGTAGGCATGGATAACTTACAAAAATATAAAAAATATTTAAACTTAAATACAAGTGAAAAAAAAAATATATTATGTATATCTTCTGGTGGATGTAATTCTTTTGATTTTGGTTTAGAAAATGTAACTAATATTTATTCAATAGATTATAATCCAATACAAATATATTTATGTAAATTTAAATTGCAATGTATAATTTCTTTAAAATACATCGATGCTTTTTATATTTTAGCAAAAGGATATCATCCTAATATACGAAAAATATATTTTAATAAAATAAGACAAAATTTAGATAAACAAACTAGAACATATTGGGATAACAATTATATCTCTTTTAAAAAAGGGTATTTTATTAAAAGTTATTATGACATGCCACTTATTAGATTTATTACTAGTAATAAAAAAAAACAAAAAATTATGAAAATATGTAATTTAGAATCAGTATATCATAAGTATGGATTAGAAAAAATAGTAAGTTTATTTACAAAAATGCTTTCAAATGAACAATTAACTTCCGATTATATAAGTAATAATAATCCTAACCATTGTAATAAAATATCAACACTAATTAATAATGAAAATTATTTATTGAATTTCATTTTAAATAATAGTTTTTCAAAAAATAGTTGCCCCGAATATTTAAAAGAAACAAATTTCTATAAATTGAAACGAAAAATTAATTCTAAAGAAATTAAATATTTTTTTATTAATGACACGGTTACCAATTTTTTAAAAAAACATCGAAAAAGAGATATTTCTGTATCATATTTTTTAGACCAACCAGAATTTTTAACTACTAAAGAAATTAATGAACAATTTTACGAATTATCCAAAAAAAAATTACCGAATCATTTAGGGATTTTTAAAACTACCCAAAAAAATTCTAGAGTATTTAATTATTTAAAAAATAAAATAAATATAGTAAGCATCCATAAAGAATATCACGATGATTCTGATTTAGTACATAATCAAAATACATTCTTATATAGGTAATATTAATTATCATAAATCCCACTATTTATCTCATCATTAATTTTTTTAGAATCACCTCTAACTACAGCAGTAACATTTTTAGAACCTTTTGGTAGATTTAGTTTAGACTCATCAACCATAACGGTTTTGATTGATATATTTGCATTAGATGCTAAAGCACCTGCTGGAATGTATACCTTAGCACCATTTGGATTACCTATAGTAACTCCACCTGCAGATGGGTCAGAAGACACAAATCGTTGATATCCATCTACAACAGAACCCATCTTAGATGGAGATAAATCAACTTTCTGTTTACCATGATTAGATGTTTGCCAAAATACCTCAAAATGTCTGATTTTTTTTGAAATTATTAATAGTTCACTTATTTTGGATGATTCTGTAAAAATTTTTGGTTTAGCATCAGACCCTATACAAAATATTCTAATGCTCATTTCTCTATCTACATTATACAAATCTTTTATTTTAGTAAAAAGTTCTCCTAAATATTGTTTATAAGATATGTCCAATTCAACTGTCTTATTCGTAATACGATTCCATAGTTTGATAGTAGACATGATTTAAAATATAAAATAAATTATACATAAATCAATTTTAATTGTGTACTTATTAACTAGGTATATTATCTATTTTAATATGATATAAATTATGCCAAATAAAAATATAAGTGTATTACCTAAATTTAGAATGAATACAACTAATACTAAAAATCATTTCCTAATAAGCCAGATTTATATAGATTAAACGTATTCTCAGGCGTAAACCGAGATTAAATAAAACTGTTTGTTGTAATGGTAACATAAAATGCTGTAATACAAATATTATGTACTTTTTCGATATAACTTATGAGGTACAAATGGTAATTGTGTTAATTCAAGTGATATTTTTTTATTATTTTTAATGGTATATAAATTATCTGAATTAATATTATTATTTAAATAACCCATAGAGATAAACTTATCCAAATAATATGATTTTGTTGATGATGATATATAACCTATTATAGCATCTTCTTGATATATTAAATCACCTTCTCTTAGCGGACGTTGACAAAAAAAACCAACTCTATTATAATTTTGTATATTAATGTTATCATATCCTATAAATTCTCCAATCTGTTTTCTTCTTTTACCAATTAAAAAATCCATATTAATATCTTTGTAGTAAATATTATTTTTATCACCAAATTCATTACCACTGAGACAGAATCCAGCCTCTAATCTTAATATGTCTCTATCAATTAATCCACCAAATACAATTTTCTTAGTGTCTTTAATGTTTATTAATTTTTTATATAAATATCTACCATAATCAGTTTCACAATATAGTTCAAATCCATCTTCACCCGTATATCCAGTCCTAGAAATCTCAAGTTTAGATGAATCATTTTTAGGAATAATATTTAAATTTTGATTAAAGTATAAATTATTTAAATCAATATCTAATAATTCCTCTAATAATTTTGAACTATTAGAACCCTGTATTGCTAAAATTATTTTATTTTCTAAATTTACATTTGTTGTTATACTATGATTGTTTAGTAATCTAAGTATGTTATATTTATTATGACTGTTTACTAATAATCTATATTCTCTACCTTCTAAATTAGAAATAATTAAATCATCTTGTATTTGTCCATGATTATTTAATAATAATGTAAGAACTGAATTATTAGTTTTTAAAACATCCATATTAACAGGGAATAATTTTTCTAATAATATTTTCATATTATCACAATTTCTATCTGACAGTTTAATTATACCCATATGACTAATATCAAAAACACCTACACCATTATTTCTAATGCTATTTACAACATTTTTTGTATTGGTGTAATTAAAATTCATAGGCATTTTATAACCTGAGAATACCCCAATATTAGGTTTAAGATTATATTGTAAATCATATAATGGTGTTTTTTTTACAACAGTACTAAATCTTCGAATCATAATAATGTTATGTTTATAGTGTTTAAATAATTATTCGAATAAAAATATGAAATATTTATTAACTAAATAGTTAAAATATTAAATAAATTAAAGAATTTCTTATATTTAGTATATGGATAAATTAATTGTAAGTAGCTATAATAATTTCTCGTTATTAGCTCATAAAGTATTAGGTGAAGAAAGTAAAAACAGTTTAATAATTTTTGATGGTAGTGTAATTAATAGTGATATAAATTTAAAAAATCCAGCATTTATTTTGAAACATCCGAATAAACAAATAATGTATATTTGTTATGAGTCTATATATGATGGATATATTGCTACAATAGAATATAAAAATAATAATTTAAAAATACTTAATGTAGTTTCGTCAGAAGGCAAATCTAGTTGTTATTTAGAATTTACACCTGATATGCAATATATAATCAATATAAATTACTGGGATTCTAGTATTTCAATTCATCCTATTAATGATGGTATATTGCAAAAAGCTTCAAAAATTTATAGAAATTCAAAAATAAATGAAATTACACATATAGATGACCATTTAAAAGATAGACAATCAACATCGCATCATCATTCATGTATATTTTATAAAAAAAAATTATATGTTCCAGATTTAGGAACTGATAAAATAGATATATTTGATTATACTAATGGTGAAATTGTTTATAATAATTTTTTTCAATTAAATAAAGGTAATGGTCCTAGATATAGTATTATAAATAATGATTTTATGTATATTGTTAATGAGTTAAGTTCAAGTGTAATTGTTATTAATATGATAGATAATATGACTATAGTTCAATCTATGTCAACTGTTCCAAAAGAGTGTAAAAAAAATACATGTAGTGGTATTCAACTTATAAAAAATTATCTATATATATCTAACAGAGGTCACGATAGTATTGCTATTTATAAAATTTTAGATAATAATTTATTAGATTTATGTGGTATTTATAAAACAAAAGGCAAAACTCCAAGACATTTTAAAGTTAATAATAATATGACAAAATTATATGTAGCTAATCAAGATACCAATAATATTGTAGTATTTGATATCAATAATGGTAGTTTAAATTATAATACCGAATTTATATGCAATAGTCCTAACTATATATTAATTATGGGCGACTAATAGTCCAAAATTTGAGTTATATGTGCACCTAAGAGAGGTGTCATTTTACCAGTAATTCTGTGAGATGTTACTGGGCATAACTGTAATACTTTTATTACGTCTTCTATTTTAGTACAAATTAATAGATTTATTCTATTAATAGCAAAATATGTTCCAGTTTCATCTTTTTTTTTTATTATTTTTAAATGAATGAATCTCCTATTTTTAGAATTAAATATAGATATAACATAATTTGTTAAACCTTTCTCTCTAATTAACCAATACGATTTTTTTTCTAAATTATATGCATTTATTAATATTGACTCTGCTTTATTTCGCGTAATTAATCCAAATAACCAAGATTTATTTTTTGGTGGTATTATTTCATACATATGATATATTGGTCCAGTTTGATATATTGGTCCAGTTTGATATATTGGTCCAGTTTGATATATTGGTCCAGTTTGATATATTGGTCCAGTTTGATATATTGGGTTTTTTTTAGATATTGTATTATTGTATAATGGGTTCGCTACAAGGTGAACATAAATACTTTTGTTTGTTTGTATGTCCATTTATTAAAAATAATTATATCTATAATATCAATTTTTTATAAAATTGATTTAATAAATATATTTTTAATAAATAATTATGTATTTATCCATACTATTTTATTTGAGTTTCATACAGATTAGTAGTAGTATTCGTTGTAAAAAAAATGAGTGGAAATGTGTAAATGGCAATCAATGTATCCACAAATATCAACATTGTGATCGGATTGTAGATTGTTTAGACGAAAGTGATGAAACTTATGATAGTTGTAATGAATTTAATTTTAAAACCAAAGGTGATAAGCATAAAGATAAGCCTAATGACTTTTCTACTAGATTGGATAAAACTACTAAAAAATCCAGTACAACTATGTCCAAAATAATTCTTAATTGTAATGGTGTAGAAGATCCAATAAAATGTAAAAATTTATCATATCTATGCTATTTTAATTCTATATTAGTAAAAAAAAATTGTCCTGTTTTATGTAATACATGCGTTATCGCAGATACTTCTAGTACAAGTACAAGTACAACTATAAGTACAAGTACAAGTACAAGTACAAGTACAAGTACAAGTACAACTATAAGTACAAGTACAAGTACAAGTACAACTATAAGTACAAGTACAAGTACAAGTACAAGTACAACTATAAGTACAAGTACAAGTACAATTTATAGTAAAACTAATGGTATAAGTAAAACTATAAATAATTTTACTGATAAAATAAATGCTAATAATATAACTAAAATTATTTATAAAGATATATCAGTTAATGATAGTAATATAACACTAATGACTACAAACGAAGATAATAAACTCGAAAGTAACTATTTTATTACTATAATTTTATTAGTTTTAGTGATATGTGTATTATCATCAAGTGTGATTTATGTTTATATTAGGAAGAAAAAGGTAGAAGATTATAATATAACGAATAAAATGCATGTATATATAGATAAAAATGTTATTAATACAGAATTTAATTCAGATGAAAATTATGAAGAGATAGATGATAATGTGGTAACTAACGAATATTTAGAACCGGTTGTATTAGTTACAGAAATGTATGAAGTAATAGATAATTAAATTAAATTTGATTTAATTCACATTGTTTTTAATATAAATGCCATTCATCTATGATATAATTAAATATGAAACAAAATCTGGTAATATTACATTTAGATTTAATAGAGATAACTCAAAAATTATAGAATTAGAGATAAATAAAGATTATCCTACTTATGAACCATGTTATAATTATTATTTTGATAATAATAATAACATAGTATCTATACCAGAATCTAACGGAGAATTGAGATATTATAATAATAAAATTGTGTATACAAAATGCTATCAATACCAGTATGACAAGTATTATAAAAAATATCCTATAGATGATAATGGGCGTGTTTATAGATATTTGGAATCAGTATATAATACTCTATATGTTAGATATGTTTAATAAAATTAATATTATTATCTTCCAAACAATATTCTAAAATCTCCCATATATTAGAAATTGTTTGTATTTTAATATTTTCTAAGGTCTGAGGTTTGTCTTTTTTTATTATATCCAAATCTTGTTGATTCTGTGCTGGACATAATATCAATTCAACACCCGCAGATTTACCTCCTTCAATCTTAAAATCTAGACCACCTATCGCATGTATAGAACCATTTAAATCTATTTCTCCTGTTAGGGCAATTGTATTTTTAACTGGTATGTTACATAATAATGATATTATTGCTAAGGTAATTGCACCACCAGCAGAAGGGCCATCCTTTGGTGTAGCTGCTTCTGGACAGTGCATATGTATTCCATATGGACCAGTTTCATTCCATTCATTAACAATAGATTTTTTGATATCATTTGGAATAATATTCCATGCTATAGTTTTAGCACATTTAACACTTTCTTGCATAACATCACCTTGTTGTCCAGTTAATACTAAAGATAGTTTATTATCAGTAGGTGTTTTGAATGTTTCTATAATAGTTAAGCCACCAGTACCAGCAGTTGTAGCATATAACCCATTAACTAAACCAATATGAGATTTAGTAGCTATCTTTTTCATAATCATTTTGGGTTTATTAGAAAAAATATCCTCCACAATTTCTTTTGTAATTTTAATTGGAAATTGTACATTATCATCCTTATTAGTAATATATCTTAAATTAATCTCTCTAAAAATCTCAAAAACTTTTTCTTTTAATTTTCTAATACCTGCTTCGTACGTATAATTATCAACAATGTAACTAATTATATCAGGTGAAATTTCAATACTATTATTATCAAAACCAATGGTAGATAATAATTCTGGAGATAGATAGTTTTGAATAATATGTATTTTATCATATTTTGATAAGTGAGTGAATTTTACACGATGAATTCTGTCTGCTAATATAGGGTCGATTAATGAAAAATCATTATATGAAAATATAAATAATGCTTTTGATAAATCCAATTTAATACCTGAAAAATATTTATCCATATATTCCTCATTTTGTGTTGAGTCTGTTAAATGTGTAAGTATTCCAATAATTTCTCTACCATTTTCAGTTTTACTAACTTTATCAAGTTCATCAATAAATATTATAGGATTCATACACTGGGTTTCAATTAAAATATCTACTATTTTACCCCATGTAGAACCTACATATGTATAACTATGACCTTCAATCGTATTTCCATTACTTGAACCACCTAATGCTATAAATGAAAAAGGTCTTGAATTTCCATGTTCATCTTTAAGACAATTTGCAATTCCTTTTTTAGCTAATGATGTTTTTCCAGTACCCGGTGGTCCTTCAAAACCAAAACAATATCCTTTCATTTCACCATTAATCCATTGTGCTATAATTCTCTTAATTTCCTTTTTAGCATTGTCTTGACCATAAACTGCATCATCTAATATTTTTTCAGTATTAGTTATATATTTATATGCATCATTTTTATATGTATCCCATTCAAATTTATATTGAGTATAACGTTTGCATATCTTATCATATTTTTCGTCTATAGTACTAATATCTTCTATATTTCTGTCCATATTTTGCAAATAGTGAAAATATTTTTTCTTAATATCTAATATATCAATAGTTGAAATAATAGTATAAATATTATTTTTTAATTCTTTCTTTCTACCTTTATCATTAATAGGTTTAATTTTATAATTAATTAAATCATCATTAATTTTCTTTATAAGTAATTTATATTTATCTATTTTGTTAGCTTTATCAAATTTATCTAATAATATTTCTAATATTTTATTATCATTAATATCCAAATTATATGAACATAAATATTGAATATGAATATTTATATTTTTAATAAATTCATCTATGTTTTTGGATGTTAAATTTTGATTATAATATTTATCACATAATTGGATGATATTATTAATATTTATATCATTTAGATTAAATTCTTCTTTTAAAATTTTCATTTCATTTAAAAGTTCAATTATAAATAAATTTATATTAATTTTAAAATTATTAAGAAACCCAATAATTGGTTCTTTTTTATATACATTAAAAGGAATTTTAAGTAATCCATCTAAATATTGTTGACATTTAGCTGTATTATC